ACATAATATTTATTTGTCTTTTATCTTGCCACCCTCCCAAAATATTAAAATCTGTATTAATATTATATATATCATTATATATATTAAAATAATTCATTGAGGGATTTGTTGAAGTATGCAAATTTTTTAAAGCTACTATATAACGCTTTTTATCTTTATTAATATAGTGGCTAAAATCTTCTTTTGCATTTATCTTATTTATTATAGTTTGTTTTTTCATTTGTTTATTTTTTTAATTGTTTCTTTACTTCTTCAATAGTTAATATTGTTTTTTCTGTTTCTTCTTTTGCCTCATCTAATAACTCGGTTAAATCTGTTATTTCAGACCAGATAAATTCCTCTAATAATTGGTAAGCTAATTCTGTAACATTTTCGCACCCTTCAAAATTATAAGCGTTAAATTCTATCATTATTTGAAAGCAGTCAGAATAATATATTACAGCTCGGTCTATCTCTTGAAATATATATAAATTTATTTCGCTTTCGTCGTTTAAATTTCCGCTTTTAATCTCTTCTTTTATATCCTCTTTTAAGTTATCTAAGAATAAATATTTATTAAAGTCTTTCATATTTTTATTTTGTTTTATTTTATTGGTTAATATTGTTTTTTATTGCTCTTCTTAATGCTTTGTAATATTTAACAGGCGTTTCATATTCCCAAACTCTGTTTAATTTAGTGTTTAATCTGTTGTAATTGTAGTTTCCTTCTCTAGTTTTATTGATATAGAAAAAAGAATTATTATTAATTTTTGTTTCGTGTATTGTCATTTGTTTTGTTTTTAGTTAATAATTATAATCAAATATATAAAACTAATATAAATAAATAGAAAAGTAAATGTTAAAATTTTGTTAAAATTATGTTAAAATTTTATACACCTTTAATATTGCGTGTGCGCACGTATACAAAATATATTTGACACTACAAAAATATTTTATGTTTTTCTACTGGCTTAATTTGTTTTTATAATTGTGTAAGAATTCAGATATTATTTAGAATAAATCTAAATAGCGAAGAGGGGGGATAATGTTAAACGACCCCCATAATGTTAAACAGGGGATAATGTTAAACAAGGCATAATATTAAACAGACCCCTTAATGTTAAACACCTTAATGTTAAACAAATTATCGGATAACATATTTTCCAGAATTGTTTCCTTGTATTAAATATTGAAGTGAATATCTAATTGCATCTATGAAGTGATTGTATTTATCTATTGGCTTCTCTCCTCTTTCATGCCATACATAATTGTTTAGCTCTCTGATAATACCACTAGAGTTTCTCTCTACTATAATCTCATAGTCTTGCATTAAAGCAATACCAGATAGTATACTACCCTTCTTCTTTATAGTAGGTCTAATGTTTAATCCTGTGTTCTTTAATTCATTTATAAGTCTTGGCTCTGAATTGTCACATATTATCAAATCTGCTGAACATTCCTGTCTATTCCTAAATGCTATGTCAGAAGTAGATAAACCAGTCTTTCCGTATATTTCTTTAACATATACCTTTCTAACATCTTTATCAATAGAAACCTTTACAAGCGTTGTCATATCCATAGAGAAACCAAAATCTTGACCATAACAGGTTAATTCTGTCTGTGCAAACTCTCCTACTTTCCAATTCCTTATAATTGTTCCTTCAGCTTTCTCCATCCAACCACCTAAGATAACGTGCTCAAACTTATGAGGGTTTCTTCTCTTCATCTCATATAACTGTGTTAAGAATGAGTCTGATAGGTTCTCCCTATTATCTTCGTATGTAGTATGTATATAAGTAGCATCATCTTTTGCACCATTAAATCCTCCTTGTATTGTTTTAAACAAAAAGAATCTTTGATATATCCAATGTTCTTTTGTAGCAGGGTTTAATATTAAAATACATCTGTTCTGTTTATTCTGTGAACGTATAGAAAAGTCTATCTTGTTAAACACATCTTCTTCCATAAGCTCTTCTGCTTCATCTACAACAAAGGTTGTAACGCCATTTAAGGACTTTAGAGCTGCTGTTTGGTTACCAGAGGATGTTCGTATCCCTTTAAACATTATAGAGCTTCCTGTCTTAAGATTTATAATCTCATCTTTAGTTATCCTAAAGTCTGCGTGTACATTCATCAGGTCTATCTTCTCAATGAACTCAGGTATAATAGAGGTGTTAGCTGATGTTAAAGTATATCTAGTAAACAATACTTTGTGTCCTTCTTCATAAGTTAGGTTAAGTAGAAACAAAGCCACACCAAATGATTTACCTGAACCTCTACCACCAGTTACAATATAGTATCTGCTCTTAGATTGAAACAGAGGAATGTATTTACTATGTAGATTTATATTACTATTCATCGTCTGGAGTTACGTCTATTGTATCTTCTAAGCTTTGCATCTCTTTATTGTTAAAGAAGTTTATGACAGGAACTTGAACCTTACCAGACTTTTTAACTGCATCAATACTATCAGAAGGCTTACCATAAGCATACTCTAGTAGTAGTTTCATGTGAGTAAAGTTATTCTTAGCTAAACTTGCTAGGTGTTTAAACGCTTCTTTCTCGCTACCAAATACATCTTTCATAGCTGAGGTAGCATAAGATGCTATCCTATCTTTCTTAGCTTTATTCTGTCTAGCTGATGGTAATTTATTTGTAGTTGATATAGGTTTTGGTGCAAGTCTCTTATTATGTTTCCTACCGTCTGTAGGTTTTATCTCTTGTGATTTATTCTTTTTTGCTCTAGCCATAATATGATAACGATTATTTAGTATTATGTTTTTTGTATAGCTTTAAATATATATCTGTAATACCTTGATGTATAGTTGTTTTAGTATATACATCTTCAATAAACACTTTCTTTAATCCTTTCTCTATTACTATATTATAATCCTTATTATTTTTAGTTACAGGATATATAACAAAGTCATTCTTAAAGCACCATCTTAAAGCTATCTGTCTTAGGTTCTCTAAGTACATTAATCTGTATAATTATTCACTAATAAGAACATCTCATCATAGTTATGTTTCTTATAACAGGATACACAAAATCCTTTGTCGCTTACTTCTACTTCCTTAATAACTTCTTTTGTTATTACTTCTGGATTACCTTGACCTAATCTAAAAAAACAGTAACATAATAATACTATTAATATACTTAACTTAATTGTTTCTTTCTTGTTCATCTTAATATGTTTTTAGCATTTGTACCATAGCATTTATTCTAAGCTTAGCTACATCTATTTGTTGTTCAGGTATTTGTCTTATTATATCTACTAACTCTGCATCATCAGGAGCTTCTGTTGATTTAAGTAAAGCTTCATAGTCTTCTTTAAGTCTTATGTATTTCTCCTGTATCTCTTCTATAGGGTCAGGAGATTTAAGTATTTCATACATTGATTTATACTTATATTCATGCTTTGCTATTAAAGGAAATGTATTCCTTAAGGAGTGTATTACATTAGCGTGACTCATTCCTAAGGTCTTAGATATTTCATGGAAACTAAGCTCTGTGTTTTCTCTACATAATTTAAAGTAAATTGCCCTACAATATATTAATTCTCTTCTTCTGTTTTTAGATGCTAAGTTTAATCCTGTTCTTTGTTCAATTGCGTTTCTAATCTCTTGTGTTGTTTTCATCTTCGTTTATAAATTTTATTCTGTTTAATTGTTCGTACTCATTTAATTGTTTTGTTATTGAAACTAATGAATTGAATTTAGAATATTCTATTGCTTTGTTTATTCCAGCACACTCTAAATACATTTCTCTGTCTTCGTATTCCTTTAACATCTTTTCTATATCTTCATATAGAGTTCCTTGTTCTATCTCATACAAGGTTAGCATAAAGTATTCATTAATAGTTTTATTACCTAAGCCTTCGCTCATTCAGTTCTTAGCTTTAACAAATTATAACATTGTATGTATTTTAACTTAGCTTTGCTCTTGTATATTATTGTAAATAATTCATATACTTTCTTAGTAAATTGATAATGACTTGTACAATCTTTTAGCAATTTCTCAGCATACTTCTTACCATACCCTTTGCAGTAGTTTACATTGTCTATACTGTCTCCTATAATCATTTGCTCATAAAAGTTATACAAAGCTTCTACAGGTTCTATATCATATACACATCTATGTTTGTAGTGATAGTTGTATATTAAAGCTGGTAGTTGTTTATAGTCTTTATCTATAGAAACTATAATCACAGTATCTCTGCCATCTTCTTTAGCTATGTTGTTCCAATAAGTAGCTACTAAGTCATCTGTCTCTAAACTATATTTACTTACACTATTATAAGTTTGTGTTACATAATCATGAAGATGTGTTAAAACACTAGGTATTCCTGAAGACTTTCTATTAGCTTTATAGTTGGTATCTAATATCTTTCTAAAGTTACCCTTACTATTGTTAAAGGTTATTACTTCTGATATATCATATATTTCATTCAAATCGTATATTATGTTTGTAAAGGAATCATTATACTTTTCTATAGCTAAATCAATATCCTCTTCAACACCATAAGATGATGCCCATACTAAACTATCTGCGTCAAATAATGCTACCATACTTCTTCTAGGTTTTTAACTGCTTCTTCTTCTAGTTCTTCTATAATGTTTTGTTCAAGTATATCTATAATGTTCTGTCCTCCAGATAACACTTGATGACAATTAAAATCACTACTGATATCTGGGTACATATAACTACCATCTTGTCCTTTTTCATAATCTCCTACAAGAACTAATACTATGTCATTGTATTCGACTGTTACTTCTTTTTTCATATTGCTTTTGTTTTATTGTTTATGTCTGCAATATAATATAATTATTTTAATTATCAAACATTAATTTACTTATATTCCAATTAAAGCCTAATTTATTTAAAACAGTAATCAAAGGCTCATTATCTACTTTAGTCCATTTACCCTTGTAATAACAACCATTAACAAAACATTTAACTAAAGGAATGTCTCTGGTATCATCTAAGTAATTATGCGTTACATATAAAGCAATACCTTTGTCTGTATGCCAACTATCACATATTCTTTCTAACAGGAGTCTTTGTCCTGTAGGAATAGAGTTACCAGCTCTTTTAACTTCCATTAATATTAAAGCCTTGTTATCAAACTCTAACACAGCATCTATATCAGAAGGGTGTATCTTACCGTTCTGTACGCCAGTAAAGTCTAAACCTTGCTTTGTTTGATTGCTATTTCTAATTAAGCTTTTCACCTTCTAATTCTTTTTGTAAGTTAGCTAAAGCTCTCCAAGCTACCTTAGCTGAATGCCTAACACCATCTGAGTCTATCTTACCTGCTTCTATTAAATGTCTCGCTAAAGCATCTAATTCATCTGTACTCTTGTTTCTGTCCCAATGTAAAGGCTTATCAGGATGATGTTGCTCATTCCCTATTAAAGAAACTCTAGCAACTTCTGCTACAGCATCAGGAAAGTATTTAATGAGTCCTGTGTATATAGGTATTCTTTTTCTCTCTTGACTATCTGTTGGTAAGCTACCAACTAACTCTTCGTATTTCTTTAGACTATCACTCATTTTCTTTTTCTTCTTTAAATAATATCTTTTCTAGTTTATCTAATCTTTCAGTCATACTTACATTTGTTAAATACAACTGACTTAGTACTCTTTCCATTCTACCCATTCTCTGTGAGATAGTATGTTTCTTATCTTTTAACATATTATAAATTCATTAGTTCGTTAATAGCTGTATGTCCTCCTATAACTACTCCACAACCAATAGCTGGTTTCTTTCCAGCTTTAGCATAAGCAAAGGCATATTTCTCGTGGTCTATACCACAACCTACCTGTGTGCCAAAGACTCTAAACTTTGCACCTACAGTCCACTCTGTGTAACATTGAGTATGCAAGTGACCTTGTACAGTAGACATCATATCTGCTTTAGACTTTGTTCTAGCAGTTCCTCCTTCTCCATGTATATATTGAACATTATCAATAACAACTCTTTCTATAAAGTTCCATTTAGGAGTGTTAAGTACTTCAGAGTAATCTCTTACCCATCTACTTGGTATACCTCCTGTTTGTGCCTTCCTTGCTATAATCCTATCGTGATTACCAATAGTTACATCTGCTTTAGGAAATGCTCTATACCACCTAGCTATTCTCTTTATAGCTAAGTCAAGTTCATCTCCTCCACCCATACCATCTGCTGATGCTTCATGATATGATGAATAATGATTATCTATAACATCTCCAATAAAAACGACTCTATTACAATTATACTTTGCATAAACATCCTTACAATGTTGAAGGTAAGAGTCTAAACAGAATGGCTCGTGTAAATCTCCTATAACTAAAACTCTAGTTTCTGGCTTAGTTATATTTAAGAACGCCTTAAGTTTATTACCTTTTAATCTTGGTCTAAAGTCTTTCATACTAATTATTATGATACTCGTTAAACAATAGTTTTAATTCGTGTATAACTGTTTTAATACAAGAAGAACAAGATGTTCTTTTCTGTCTCATATTATATACTCTGTTATATATAGTAAACAATAATATTTGGTCTTGTGTAGTTACTACATTTCTTTCTTCACTAAACCAATCCTCTAATGTAAAGTACTCCTCTTCTGTTAAACATTCTACATTTCTTTGAGAGAAGAACCTTATCTTATTCAAAGCTTCCTTTCTTTCATCACATCCACAGTCTTCTCCAAAGATAGACTTAACTACTTTCTTTATTCCCGTAGCTTTTGTTATCTTTTCTACTACATCTCCTAAACCAACACCATTATCAGAATCAAATGATGCTTTCCATTTCTTGTACTCTTTAGTTCTCTTATCTAAATTCTCGTAATATTCTTTATTTCTCTCCATAGTATTATATTTTATCGTAATCTTTATTATAAAAATCTTCTACATCTTCCATAAACTTGTCTTTTATTATATCTCTATAGTTTCTTATAGAGTTATATAAACTGGACCTGCCTATGCCTAGTTCTTTAACTAGCTTGTCTAATGATAAACCTGTCGTAAAATATGCTATACACAAGTTCTTGTTATAGAAATCCCAGCTATTTATTTCATCTAGTATCTTATTATATATCTTAGTAAACGCTTCTTGTTGTTCTAAATCAACGCCAGAATATATACTACTAGACTCATACATATTATTTGCTTCATCATTTTCTAGTATCTCAAAGAACTTATATCTATTTTTAGCTCTTTTATAATCAAAATACATTGACTTTAATGTTAAATATATATAGAACCTGTTTGCTGATTCATCATTATACATTACATTTTTTCCTCCTTCAATAAGTCTATGAACTTTAATATACATTTCTTGCACTATATCTTCTGCTATGCTAGGATTACATCCTAAGTTAATTACCATCTTCACCCATAGCTTGTGACTCTTGGCTATCTTTTCTAAATCGCTCATCTATACATTTTATAAAAACTTCCACTCTTGGATTCTCTCCATCTAATTCTGTCGGCAAAATAATCTCTGTTTTTATGTTTTCATCGTCATCATCTGTCCAGCAACCTAATTCTGTAATAGCATCCATCAAATACTTTGAGGTAACGCTAATTACATTCATTTTATCTAAACGTCTTTTAGAAGCTTTATAGACCTTATAAGTAACCTCTACAGGTGTTTGTATGGTCAACCCTTCAATCTGCTCTCTAACAGCGTTTAAATAAGCCTTTTTAGCTTGATTGTTTATTATATGATGCAAGTTTCGGTAAGTATTAAGGTTTATTGCTATTCTCTTATCTTTACTTTTGACTCTTGGTAAATAAACTGCTAAAGGGCAAATTAATTTAATCATACTATTTCGTTATCTATTTGTTGTATTAGGTAACGTAAATCTTCTTTACTAAACTTTCCTTCAATACTTTCTTTGTATGTAGAGAGTTTTAAGTTATAGTATTCTGTTTGTTCTTCTAACCTTTTTATTTTAACATCTATATTCATATTATATCTTTTTATATTTTATTCCTAATCCTTGTAAATGGTCATAAACATTACCAACTACTTCTGGCAATCCTATGTCATTAATCTTAAAGCTAAACGTCTCAAATGAGTAACCTCTACTTCTTTTGCATTTAACGGTTACTTGCTCTGTATGAACAGTATTTAATTCTAATTCTATCTGGCTCTCACATTTTTTCTCTAATAAAGAACCAAGATGACCTGTTGGCTTAGAACTTCCAAAGTTACTATGTATAACTGTAATTATGTGACAATCAAACTTAGCAGTCCATTCCATAATCTTTTGTACTACAGTATTACTTTCCTCTAAGTTGTTTACATCACTAACCAAGTCAGCAATACCATCTATAACTACTAAACCTACTTTACCTTTTTCAATCTTATGTCTTAAATAGTATTCTATAAAATCTAATCTAGTTTTATAACCTACTGTTCTTAAACCAAAGGTATGGTAGCACCCGACGTTTGCCCCGTCGTTCATATCTAAGACACGCTTAAATACCCTTTGTGAGTGCCACCTACCCTGTTCTGTATCAAAATGTATTAAACATCTATCTTCTTTATGACCTTGTATATCTCCTCCAAATCTATTCTTACCTGATAAGTAAACAGATGCTAGTAGGCTAATAAAGAATGTTTTCTTTGTCTTAGGTGGGGCTTGTACAAAACTAAAGTTCCCGTAAGTTCCTATAGGTATAGGATACGTTTTAAGACCTGATTTTGTGTTTATAGTATGTTCCCCTAAAGACAATGCTACAGGAGGATAAGAAATAATCTCTGTAGTATCTACAAAGCATTCCTTTTCAATCTGTTGCATGAACATATTATTAATTGTTTCTTGTTCTGTCATTGTTTGTTTTTGTTTATAATAAAAAAGGGAGGGCTTTTACACCCTCCCCAAATATTAAAATGGTAAGTCGTCACTCGCTGATACAACTTCTTTTTGAGCTTTTTTAGGCTCATCATCCCTCACTACAGCAGTACATTTTCCGTCTGTCCATACCACCTTACCATTTCCTATGTAGTTCCTAGTCTTCTTAGCATCTCTCTCTTCTTTCGTTTGAGAGTCATAAGCTGACACGTTACTTCCATAGTCGTTAGTTTCATCGTTAACACTTACTGTTAAATTATAGTAAGTTCCTTTTTTACCTTTTACGAATTTCTCCTTAGGTAAGTTTTCTAAGTTTATACTTAAATTGATAATTGCACTCATAATATATATATATTTATTTAATTAATAATTCTTTAGTTTCTTTAGCTAATTTATATTTAGCTTCTATTTGTTCTAAGCTTCCTCCACCTTTAATAAAGTCTTTAGCCTTGTTAAACTCTGGGGTATTAACATTTAGCCATTTCTTGTCTTTACCATGTGTGTTAGTAGCATCTGCATCTTTAGTATCGTCAATAAGCAGTAAACCATTTAAAGCATACTTTCTTGCATAAGAACTTGACGAGCCAAATGATTGTGCTATGTCCATACCTTTTCTATTAGGGTCAATACCTGCTTGTGCAGTTACTTCTATCTTTCCCTCTCCATCAAAGAATACTGCTCTGGCTTCTACATAAGGAATACCTGCTACTTCTTTAATAGTGTCTGTTACCATAATAGATACATCTTCAGCTACAAGGTGTGGCTTTACTGCTTCTAAAATGTCTTCACAACTTCTGTAGTTATACTTACCGAAGTTATTTCTTTGATTCTTTGGTGCTTTCAATTTAGTTTGAATAGCAATTAATTTTTGTGTTATCATATTGTTTTTTATTTATTAATTGTTGCAATATAGTGATTTATATTTAATTATACAAATTATATAAAGATTTTCTTATTTGTCTCATATCTCATCTGAGATAAAGCTAATTCTAACTCTCTGTTTTCTATATGCATAGAGTTTGCATAAAAGTATATTTCATTTAATGCTTTTATGTACTTGTCAGATTCTTTAGGTTTGCTTTTGCTAAACTCTAATAGTAACTCTCCTAACATATTAAAGTTATTATAGAAATTAATCTCTTGCATTGTCCTTAAGTATTTCTTGTTGAACAATTCTTTTATAATCTTCTGGACAATCTTTGTCACATAACTCAAATATAAAAGTTGTTAATCTTGTTACTTCTTGTTCTAATTCTGAGTTCTTATTCATTAGCACACTATTACTTTGTGTTAACCAATCTACTAAACTATTTATTGTATTCATAATTATCTGTTTGCTCTTTCTTTGTTATATACTAATTCTGTTTGTCTGTGTGTTTTAAATCCTGTTATTGGATTGTACTTGTAATCCCAATATTTAAAGGGAATCTTTCTTCTTTTTCTAATGTTCATGTTTTATGTTTTATTATTATTATAAGGCAAATATATATAATAACTATTTAATAAACAAAAAAAAGAGGCAGAATAAAATCCTACCTCCTTAAAAACAAAAAAACAAAACAAGGGTCTACCAAAGATATAGACCTCTTTCTTTCAAGTCATCAGTATCAAAGTAAACTATATCATTCGATACAGCTATCCTAGATACTCCTTCTAATATTAATAATCTTATTAAATCCATTCTTTTCTTAGGGTTTAATACTCTAAGCTTTATAGCTTTTCCTATTCTATGTGAATTGTTTGTTGCTAATGGTATTTTATTAGCATAACTTGGAGAAGTGTAACCTAATAATACATCAAAGTTTCTTCTAGTCTTTTTGACTATCTTATCTAATATGTATACTGGTTGTCTTTCCATAAACTTATATCCACTACCTATCTCATCAGGAGAATCAAATAAACTCCATTGTAAATAATCTAAACCTTCTATGTCTAAATTGTTATCCACATTCAAATATAAGAATATATAACGTTACTTTAAAATAAAGATATTAAGAATTGTTAATAAAATAACTTGACTTTATAATTTATTTTATATAACTTCGTCAATATAATGAAGTATATAAGTTTTTTATGTTTGTGATGGAGTCTACAAACGGAATCACAAATCACAATATTTTATAAGTTACTATAAATACAGGATAAGTGTGTTCTATTACTTGATAGATTTAAATTTTTCTACACCTCGAGAACCGAAGTATGCTACATAAACAGTTATTAAAAGAGATTTAAGTAAATCTACCCAACCAGTATTTACTTCAAAAGTAATGTTAAAGCTATCTAATAATATTAAACATACCATAGAAACAGTTAGGAATATAAGTGTCATAGGTCTAGTATTCTTACTTAACCAACTATCACTAGACATATCACTACTCCAACGCTTAGATATCTCTTGCATCTCTACCATATCCATTTCAAGCAGTTTTAAAGCCTTTTCTTTATCTTCTGGTGGTAATGAGTCATCTTTGTCTATAAGTCCTTTAACAAGCCCTAAAACACCGTTATTAGGCAATGCATCGCCAATAGTGTTCACAATGCCTGAACCGTTGTTTAGTAAGAATTGTCCTACCTTAGTATCTTTAAACTTCTTCTTCATTGTTCCATTTAAAGTGTAAGCAGATAAATATTAAATATACATTAAGTTCTGTATGGTCTTCTTCATCTAATGCTGGATAGTATTCCCAACCAAACATTAAACCTCTTTCTATTAAATTGCTAAATCCTAATATCATAACTTATTTTTTTGAATAATCCCAACGAGCTTTAGTTCCTCGTATATCATAATGAACAAAAGAAGAATATATTCCAAGACCTCCTTGTAACATATCTCCCTTACTAACTAACTCTTCTATTATTTTAGACACTTCAATAGGTGTCATACCTTTAATAACTATATCTGCTGCTCTACCCATTATATGCTGTGAGTTTTTAACTCCACCAATAGAAGCATTATACTCCTCACTTCTCCATGCAGAGTTAACTTGAATAGGCTTACCTATATAATCTCTTAAAGTCTGTAACTGATTAGCAACCTTTACCATATTATGATAAACATTTATAGGCATCTCGCTACCATCATTACAATCAAACTCTTCTTTGCTAAAGTTCTTTGTCATTTATTATATCTTAAAGTTAACACCAGCTTTAATTACTTTTATTTCTCTATCCCAATATCTTTGCATAGTAATTTCACTAAATAATCCTAGCTTCTTACTTATTCTTACACCAAACACTCCTCCGTACTTATAATCTATCCAATTATCTTTACCTATAAAGTTACCATAAGAATATCTTTCATCTCCTTTATGTAGTTTGTGATGAGGTAATATGTTTCCGTAAGCGTGTACCCAGAAGTTCTTTCTGTAGTGATAAAAATCTAAACCGATTACACTTGATATATCAGCAAAGCTTCCTATCTGTGCCAATTGTTCTTTGTTGTATATGTTTACTAATCTACCATATATGTTATTTCTATAATCTAAATCAGAGTTGCTTATTAATTCTCCATCATCATTATACCAGAAATAATCATATCCTGTTTCTCCTGTAACTACATTAGTCCACTCATAAGGCACATCTGTATGATTAAAATAATCGTAGCTTAAATTCCACCAAGAGTTCTCTTCTAAATACTTTTGTATTGGAATAACACCATAAGCTTTCTCATAAGTTCTATATACTCCACCAACACTTAAAGATAGTTTTTTACCTATTGGTATTCTAACTCTTAAATCTAATGATTTGTAGTCTATATCTACTAGCTCATTCTTATTGGCTTCTGCTTTAGCAATCCACCATTTAGATAAGTAACGAACAAATAGTTGTTTATTCTTAAACTCTCTACCTTGTTGTCTACCTTGTTGATGCTCAAATAAGTATTCTAATCCTTTTACATTTCCTATATTAGAGTTTAAACTATTGTTTTGTTCTTTTCCATCATAAAACCTTTCTTTATCTTCATAACCAAAGTGTGCTAGTTTTCTAAACCCAAATGTTTTTATCTCATCTGCTGGGTTTCTTACTGTAGTTTCAAATAGCTCTGAATTTTGAGTAACGTAAAATGTTTTATTTCCCTGTATAGAGTTGCTTTGACTATAAGCTCCGTATAAAGTAGCGTACTTAAAAACATCTTTAAATATGTCTGCTTGAGCGTTTATTGTAAATAATAATAATAATAAATATTTCATAGTTTAGAATTTGTCTTGTAGTAAGTTATCAATATGTTCTTGGATTCTTTCTTGTGTGCTATTTGGTAGTTTCATAGATATACCAGCTTCTATTTTTTCTATTAGCTCTCCGTTGTTATATAGACAGATAGTAGGCAAGAAGATTATCTTTTCGTTTGCGTGTATCTTCTTATCCCTCTCTATGTAAAAGGTATTGATGTTATGCTCTCTAAAAGGTTTTAAAGAGTAATTATCTTTGATAAACTCGGCTGTATATAAAACTATACTAATGTCATCTTTATAAGACTGACTAACAGTTACAGTTGATACAAAAAGGGCAAATACTACACATATTTTATTTTTTAGATATTTCATATAATCTTTCGTCCATTTTGTTAAGATGGTCTTTTATTTCTTTCACATCGTCTTTGATTGTATTCATATCAGCTTGAACACCCTCAACAATCGACCTTGTTAATTTGTCTTTATAAGAGAACTCTATTTTTGATACTTCTGGTTCTGGTAGTGTCATTGCTTTTGCTATATCAGCTTGTAGTACAAAGTACATACTTGATAATGAAACAGCAAAACCTACAATCATTCCTATGGTCTTTATGTCTAAAGTTAATTTAGTATCTTCTCCTATCTGTGTCATATTACATTTTATTGTCTTGGTATTTAACTCCAAAGAATCCGTGTACTCCTTCATCATCTAAACTAATAGCTTTTGATTTCCATCCGTGTGGGTGGTCAATAGTTACATTGCCATCTTCATCAGTTTCTTCTAAATCTTTCCATAGTACATCAACAGAATATTTGTCTGATAATACAGGTGCTTTAGTTTCTTTTCCTTCTGCATCGTATTCGCCTTGCTCTAATACTATAAAACCAAGCTTAACAATGGTATGGGAATGGGTTGCGTAGTCGTTACCATCTTCATCTGTTGCGTGTGGTAAAGCAGCTATTTTAGATTCTGCTTGTTCTTGTGAGTCAAACTCGTATTTACTAATTTTCATATTATAAAGTTGTTAATGTTTGTAATTGTGCATCTGTTAATGCTGTATCAAATAATTGTAAGGATTTGTTTTGTATTTTTGTTTCTACTGAAGCATCATTAAATCTAAACCCAATTTTGTCAAAGGCATAAACATAAACTCCTGTATATTCATTTATTTTATTTCCATCTGCCCATAATTGAACTTTTGTTGTACTACAAGAAATAGCAAATTTTTTAAAATTAACACTATTACTTCCAAAAGAAGCACTATTAAAATTATCTCCACTACTCACAACTCCTACTTGTTGTACATATACTTTTGAATCAGTTCTGCTTTCTAACCTTAAATTAGTAGAAGCAGCAGTATCATATAATGCAATTAAATCTGTAAAGTTATTTGCCGTATTGTTTAAAACATTTGTGTCATAAAATAAAGTAAAAGCACTTTGATTTAAAATACCATTATCTATATTATGTAAAAAACAAGTTTCAGCAGCTCTTGTTTGACTTGCTCCATTAGTTGGGATGTACGATGTAGCGTAGGATAAGGCTTCTACTTGAGTTCCAAAACAACTTAAATCAGCAGTTTGACTATTTTGGTTTCCATAAAGTAAAATTTGTACTCTATCAACACTTGTGTTACCACTTAAAGCAAATCTTTTCCATTCAGAAGTAACAATAACATCGTGGTCAAATAAACCAGTTCCTAAACGTAAGGTAACATCTTTAGTAGTTCCATCATTAGTTTTTAAATAAATAGATAATGTAGCATCAATAGTCCCTAAAGATAAACTTTTAGTTACATAACTTGTATCAATTGATAAAGTTCCACTACCTCTGTTAAATTGTATTCTATCAGCATTTTGTGTACCATCTGGCGAAACAGAATAATTAGAGGTAATAACTGGATTAGTTCCAGTTCCATTAGAAAATGCACCAAACACAGTATAATCTTCTGAATTGGGAAAGGAGTTAGTAGAAGCTGGTTCTAACAAAAGCGAAGGGCAAGATTGTACTACTCCATTTGATATATCGTAGTTTAGTCTTGGTTGGTCGCCTGTTACTTGTTGAACAACTATCTTGTCTATACTTGCAATAGCACTTGAATCTGCAAATATTCTTAATCTGTCTGTACTTGTTGCAGTTATAAAGTCAGAGTAAGAACCTACTTGGCTTACTGAAGAACCTGCAACACCACCTAAAGTTATTCTAATGCTTCCTTGCGAAATACTTAAAACATCATAAGACACTTTAAAAGTTGTAGATGCAATTCCTACTGTTGACGCTTGGCTCATACTATTTGAAGCGCTACCATCACAAGAAGCTTTACCATTAGCAACAGACCAGTTTGAGCCTAAACCCCAATCTGTACTTCCATTACTAAAATCTCCATTTGTAACCAAATTGTTTCCAAAGAATCCTACTGTTTGTATTAATCCATTTTGTCCTACTCTTGTAGCAGAGCTATCTCTATTAAAAGTAAAGTCTCCATCTCCATTATTAGGTAGTACTGAATATACTTTAGAATCTGCATAAGCAGATGGTATCATTGCTAAACTTGGTGTTGCCATAATTATATGTTAAAAGTTTGTTCTGCGCAGCTTAAAGCTTCTGTATTAGCTCCTACATACTGCATTCTATAATAATAATTTAAAAATATTTCTCTGTTGTTTGTACTTGTTAAACAAGCTAATTCTGTATCTGATAATGCTTCTTTAAATACTGCTACTGTTTTGCATCTTCCTTGAAATTTAGTTGCAGCTGCATTATCAAAAGCTAATTCTTTAAGACCAACAGGTGCTGCTCCACTTGTATCTGTTAAAACTTCTATACCATTAATCCATAAAGCAAAATCATTTTCTTTGTATTTTACTGCTATTTTGTTAAATAAAGATTGATTAATTCCTGTATAAAGCATATCAGCAACAGTTACTCCACCAGAATTTACTCTGCCTACAACTTGTGTCTGTGAAGCTGGAAAAAATAAATTTATTCTATTTGATGTTGTTCCATCGCTTATGCTTATAGGTCTACTTAATGCATCATTTACAAAACCTTTTATCTCTGCATATAAAACTCCCTCTGTTGAATTTATTAAGTCGCTATTACCAGCGTTCTTTAATGTTTCTGCTGCTCTTGTAACTGCACTTCCTGATGTTGGTATGTATGATGTAGCGTATGATTGAGCTTCTATTTGTGCGCCCCAAACAAAAACACCTGAACTACCATCTCCTGTGTAAGTTATACCCTCTTTTAAATATATTCTAAAATGTGCATTGTTACCTACTAAAGCATTTTCTGAAGAAGTGAAAGAACATCTAAACCACCCATTACCACAATCCTCTATTTTACCATTAGTTGCTCTTATCCCTAAAACAATAGTTTTTGTTGTTAAATTAAAATCTGCTGTAGTGCCACCGCTAAAATAATTTGCTCCTTGTATTCTTATTACATCTCTACCATTAGACTTTATAAAAGCACTAAAAGTGTATTTATTTGCCAAAACATTAATATTTTGGGTTTGTACATAGTGGGTGCTGTTAGAAGTGTCTTCTGTTATAGAGTAAGCGTTTAATAGTCCGTCAGGCGCTAAAAAACCTGAAGTTACTGTAACATCATTTTTTGTCCATACAGATTGGCTAAAATCTTCTGAATAAGCAATCAAGTTAGTACTCTGTGGCTCAAGTAAGATACTTGCAGTACCATTAGTATAATCTAATCTTGGTATGTCTGTTTGTTGTGTTTGTATTACTGATATGTTTGTAATTCCAAAAGCACCATTATCTGTGTCAGCTTGTACTCCTATTTGTGTAGCTACTATACCTGAAGTTAAATATACTTCGTGTGTTCCTGAAGCATACGAAACCCAAGTACCTGAAAACCTTGAACCATTCTCGTTTACAAACCTTAATTTAGCATTAGAATCTAAAACAAAAGTAATTTTTAAATTATCGCCTACTGCTATATTTACAGGGTTTAAGTTATACAAATATGGTTCAGATACTCCATTATATAACGCTTTATTTTCTCCAAAACTCCAACCAGTTCCTAAAGTCCAATTATCATTAGGGTCTACTTGTTTAACTGATATTATAAAACTATTAATGTTGTAAGTTTCTGTTCCGTCAAAAGAACCAAAAACATTTCCATTATCTGTAAAATATATTTCTTTAATAGTAGAAAAATCATAATTTTGAAATATATAACTTGAACCATCATAAAATTTAAAATTAATTGTGCCTGTTACTGTACCTATTGGCGTTATAATTAATTTATATGTTTTTCCACTTGTTGTTGCAAAATCTATTTTAGGTCTTATTGAGCTGCCTGAAGTTCCATCACTTGTAGAACTGTAAGTATTACCACTTATTTCTGTTATCGTACCTCCACCTGCATTAGTAATTGTAGTGATAGATGGAATTAACTCGCTTCCTAATTCACTAAAGTTTCCGTTTTGTACTAAATTAGAAGATAGTATTGAAACATCTTGTATTAAATAATCTGGATTAACTCTTGTGGCACTTGAATTTCTTGTAAAGTCGAAATCAGCTTCTGTTTCAACCTTAACGCTAAAGTTATCTACACTACCAACAAAAGATGAATTTGCAGAAAATCCTACATTACCATTATGACCAGTTGGAATATTTACATACCAAATATAATTTCCGTTAGCATTAGCTCTGGTTTCAGAAGCTGGTAAACCTGTGCCAAAAAAAGATAAATCTAAATGACCAGCACTATAATTACTAATAGTATATTCTACTTTAACTGATTTATTTGACAAAATACCCATATTTTGAAACAAGTTGCTTGTTCCTGTTTGTGAGCCATCTGAATTAGCTTTACCTCCAGATATTGTCCAACCTGTACCCTTTGTCCAATTAGAATCAGTAGCAAAATCTCCGTTAGTTACAAGCTCCTCGCCTAAAGCATAAGCTGGTTTTATAGAATTTAACACACCTACTCCATAAGCTGTTGGAGTTGTAATTATACTTGCTTTTTGTAGTAAACTCATATTAACAGTCTTTAAGGTTTTCTAATAACTGAGTAGTCATTATGTTGTTTTCGTATGTACTCGTTCTTCTTCTTAAATCAGAAGTTAAGTATTCTATATCATAAACAGACCCCCAGTATACAGGATTGGTAGCATTACCCCACCAACTATAACTATAATCTATTCCCCAGTTTATCGTGTTTGCCATTTCTTTCTTGTTTCTTTAAATACTCTTTTAATTTCTTAATATTTACCTTTTTAGGCTTATACATTCTCTCTCTCATATTATAAAACCCATCCATGAAAATTAACATCTTTGTCTGGATTCATATCATCATTACTATTAGAAGTATATTCTGGATATAATGTACTGTTATAAGACATATAATCTAAAAACCTTCTTGTATAGAAATCAGCAGTTTCAGCAACTCTATTTATTAACATAGCCATTTCATCGTAAGTAACCGTATCTGAGTTCTCACTTCTATGCTTAAATACTCCTCCATTACTTATTTGATACATAGCAAAAGGTAAAAAGTTACTTTGTGCATACCATATAAGCATTGGCTTTATATATGTGTTTAATAATAATTTGTAATTAGAATTAGCTGGTTGGTCTACTGTACCTGCTATAATAATATCTTGTAATTTCTGATATAACTTTCCTCCTAAATAATTTTGTATATGCGTATCTTGAGCTACTTCAATAAACTGAATTACTTTGTCAGAGTCTAGGTTACCATCTAAGATAGACCTTTTCTTTAAATCTAGTACGCTTATAAATAATGCTTTTGACATAATATTAAATATTAGGATATGCTCCTCCGTTAGCCATATCTGCTGGTCTAGTAGATACCTCTGAAGGGTTTATCGGTTCAACAAATCCATCTTTCAATGCTTCACTCGTGTCTACATCAGTTTCAGGAGATACTCTCTTCTTATATACTCTTAACTCCCAGAAATGCTGACAGTTCTTTCCTCCCTTAAATTTAAACAGAGAATAGTTATTACCTTTATGTCCTAACTTTCTGTTTACACCTTGAAAACTCATAAGACCTATATCTTCTTTACGGAATACTACATTTCTATCAGTAAACATTTCCATCTTTTTACAGAAGTCTCTACTATTAGGAGACTTTCTGTTTGGCATATAAGCATATCTTACTTTAAAGATACCTTTATCTTGCTTAGAATCCTTGTTTGGATTAGCTTCAGCTAAATTAGCTAAATTAAAGCCCTTTTCCGAGTCTTTTACAGCTTCTGAGTGTATTAACTCCCAATCGTCTGAGATACGCTCTCCTAGAGGCTCTAATTGGCTTAAAAGGTCATTTCCGTCATCATCACTAAAGTCCTTTAGTTCTTCTAATGAAGTAGCACTATCGTGAGACTCACAAGGCATATACCATACTTTACCATCCATTTCATGCTCGTGGTATCCTTTACACCCCTGTTCTAATGCTTTATCTTCTGCTTCTTTAATGGTTTCAAAAGCCTCAACTCCATCTATTTTCTTTAGTTTAGCATTGTAAGTAGCCTTTGAGCCTAATTTCTCTCCTGTTTCCTCTTCTCTCTTCACTTTAGTAGATATATTATCTAGTTGTGTAAATTCTATTGGTTGTAGAGTAATAAAGTAAAGATTTAAGTATATCTTGTTAAAGTTTAGCATATCTTCTAAACCTTCTATAATTTCTTCTTGGAATGGTCTAATAACTATGTTATCCATAAGTACAGAAGCAGTTCTAAGCTCTTCTGCATTATTACCAAATCCTGTATTGTCTTTTATTCCTAGTAATATAGGAGATACAATACCGTGACCTAACATTATCTTCTCTCTACTCTCATCAGATAAGAACTGATACTGAGCGTGAGCATCTGGTAAGTGTATAGGGTCAATATCTGCTTTAGTTTCTATAGACTCGTTAAATGCTAGTATAAATTTACCTGCATTAGACGTTCCACTAAACTTATCGTATATTTTTCTTTCAATTAACTCTTGAGTTTCCTCATTAGGCACTCCATTGTTAAAGTTGATTAATAAAGAAGGCTGTAAACCTTGCTTTATGTTATTTATGTGATAATTACTTACTTCTTCTTCTAAAGAGCAGTATTGTAAACATCCATGATAATCAACAGGAGCATAATAATAAAAACCACTTCTATATGGCTTGAATATATATAACTCTGCTGTTTCACTCTTTTTACCGTTACCAAATGTAGGTATTCTCTTAGGATTGTCACTAGGCTTTATATCTACCCACTTAGGATGATAATAATAAGCTCTAATAACACCTTTAGCATCACATTTCTCAGCTCTTAGAGTTTCCATAGGGAAATGCAGTATCTTAACAATTTTAGTCTTAGGCTTGTTGTATACTACTTGCATAGCAGCTTGTCCTAGCATCTTATAATCATTAGAGACTCTCTTTATTTCTCTTGGTCTAACTAATAATTTAAATTTAGCATACATTTCAGGAAAGTCTTCGCTGTCTGTAGCTTCTATACCTCTACCGTAAATCATATCAACAATACCGTTAATACATCTACTGTTTGTAGGTGAGCCTAAGTATTTCTCTATAAGGCTATCAAAGTAATCATTGTTTTCTCCATAAGAAACCCAATCTTTACCATACACTTCCTTAACCTCTGGTGTTTCATAACCAGATAAGTTTACTACTCTTATAGAATTGTTCTTGTTAGTCATCTAATATCACGTATTCGTTAGAAGGCTCTGCATATTCTGTGTAATCTGAATTACTTATAGAATATCTTCCTTCGTTATTATAAGGAACACTAGCATCTGGCAGAACAGATACTTTATCTCTGTAAACTAATTTATTTGTTGTAGTATTGAATATAGTAATAAAATAATCAAAACTTGTTCTTAGTTTATTTGATGTGCTCACTTGAAATGCCAAATAATTATCATGCTTAGTACTTTGGATGTTAGTAAAGTTAAAAGTATCATTTGTACTTTCCTCTAAAAACGATATTGTTAAAGAACCAGCAGATGCAACAACAGTTCCATTGCCTAGAGTCGTATACGTTACCGAAGTACTTCTAGGAATGATGTTAAACGTCTGTGCACTATCATTATTTGTTATTATCATATTATGATAACGATATTTTTCTTTTTTGTTTTATAATAAAAAAGGGTAAGCTAATGCCTACCCTATTTTTACTAATAATAAACAATATTATTATTCGTTAATCATATTCGCTGTTTGTACATCGAATCCTGAAGAACTACCTACAGCAACTAATGTATTTAACACAAATAAAGATGGTAATACTTCTTTTCCTTCGAAAGAAATATTATATCCATTTAAGTCTCCCATTGCACCTCCTGTAGAAGTATTAACAGAAACTTCACATCCGTTTTGCGCTCCAGCAATTCTGAATTGTCCGTTATAGTCCTCAATAATTATATGAGGTCTTCCATAAGATAATAATTTTAATTGCATCATTGTTTCAGCATTTTGTCTTTTAAGTACAAAAGCACCTGATTGAGTCCAGAATGAAGTTCCATTGTCTCTAGAATTTTCATTAGTTTCTTCAAATGTATTATTATCTCCTCTTAGTTCAAATTTAAAAACGTCTACAGCAGCAGCTAAAGTTGCCACCGTACCGTTAAATGCAGCATCGGTTGGAGGTTTTGTACTAGAATCGTCCATACCACCGTACATAGCGTCAGAGTAATTAGCAATGTAAAGATTTTTAATTCCACCTACGGACTCTTTACAAGCTTCTAGTCTCCCTTTTGATAAATCACAAGCCATTTTTTATATGTTTTTAATAAAAAAGGGTAGGTAGAATATCCCACCTACCCCTTTTATATGTTAGTATTAAGTTATATTAAGAATAAAGAACGATGTCAGAACCGATACCGTATTGTACAGCAGCAGTAAATCTCATTACTATTCTTACGTTTTGACTTCCGTCAATGTCAGCCATATCGATAACTTTTACTTCATTGTGGTCAGATAATAAACCTGTACCGAAATATAAGTTAGACTTTTCAGCAGCCATTGCATGATTGTCAGCTAATCCATTAGCAACAAAGATTCTTACGCCATCGAAAGATAATTCTCCTCCGTTGTACCATTGAGTACCTTCGTTCATTGTTCCAGCTCCACCTAAGTTAGAAGCAAATCCACCTAAAGCTCTTACATAAGCTCTAGCGATGTTTTGTGATACATATAAGAATAAGTCTTCTTTACCGTATAGTGAAGAAGGAATTGCATCAACGATAGCTCCTAATTGAGCGATAACATTTGCAGAAGTTACAGTTGCTTTTGCTACGTCAATAACAGTTGCGTCAGCTTTAGCAAGAGTTACAAATCCGTCATACTCTCCAGCGTTAGCGTTAACACCTCCCCAGATGTTTTGCTCATTCTTTTCAGCTACTTTAGCTACAACGTGAGCTAATAAGTAATCTTGGAATGTTTTAGGTAATGAATCAAATGCAGAATATCCCATAGATACTGCTTCCCAATCTGAACGGAAATCAGCTTTACATAATTGTAAATTTACTTGAAATGTTTCTGGCTCGATAATTCTTTCTGTTAAAGTTACAGAAGAAGTTGCAGCGAAGTCACATCCTCCGTTAGCTATAAGTGCTCCTGTAGCTAATTTCTTGATTACTTCTTTAAATTTAATGTTTGGTTTTACTTCGATACCACCTCTTTCGATAGTATTAGCAGATAATAAAGCAGCAGAAATATATTTCCCTGCAAATTCACCTGCGTAAGTAGTTGTAATTGATGTTGTAGTTGCCATAATTAATGTTAATTGTTAAATAATTTGTTAAATACTCTTTGTTTTGTTGTTACTGGTTGTTTCTGAGAAAATAAGTTCATTGTGTTTGAGCTTACTTCAGCTTCAGGAGAATGTGCGATAGACTCTGCTTCTTCAGATAACTCTACTTTGTCAGAGCTTAATTCTTCAGGAACATCATACGATTCAACATCGCTCATGTTGTCCATCATTTGGTCGTACATAGCTTTAAATTCAGCTACTACCTTGTTTAATTCTTCTTTGGTAGCGTAAATGCTTTCTTCTTCTACTACTTCTTCAACCACGTCTTCTTCGATTACCTCTTCTTCTAAAGAAGTCTCATCTACTGTTTCTTCAGCAAGTTCTACTTGCTCTTCTACTACTTCTGTTTCTACTTCAGCAGAAAGCTCCTCTTTAACAGGAGTTTCTTCTTCAGCTTCTACAGAAAGTAATACGTTTTTAAATTTGTTGATAATTTCTGTTGCTTTCATAAATAATTATTATAATTTGTTAACGTTTAATAAATAATCTGTTTCATTTTCGGATTATTCTGGATTACCTTGATTGGTTAAACTACCAATTCCTTGAGCCTGTAAACTACCATCACAGCACTTAGTGCTATAGGTGCTATCTTTACATAAACAAGCTCGTTTACTATTCTTTGGGCTGTTGTCACTTGGTGTTTTTTTCATTTATCTATTTGTTTTAGTTTGTTTATTGCCCAGTTAACTCCAGAGCTACCACCCCAAGCATCCCACATAATACCTCCACATCCCTCACTATAAGGAACATCTTTATGTTGTTGATGTCTTTTGAATGAAGCCATTCTAGCTATTGTTGAACGAGATATATTCTCTCCTGAAGCTAATTGATTAGCTCTTGTCCATCCTACTAAAGTTCCACATTCACTACCATTCTCTTCTTTCCATTTTAATGCTCTCTTAGCATTGTTTTTTGCAGCTTGTGGATAATCACTATATGTTTCTAGTTCTATTTCTTCTCCCTTAAGTAAAAAGTCCTCTAGCTGAAATAATTTAGCTAATGCTTCAAACTCATCGTAATCCATTTGTTCTCTTACACTTTCATTAGGTCTGTCATCTAGTTTATCTGTAAAGAACCCTTCTATACTAAATCCTTTTACTTTACCTTCTTTAACAAACTCTTCCCAAATCTGGTCGTTATTTACTTTTACAGAAACCATCCAAGTTCCTACTGGTAAGTTAAGATTATACTTAGCTGACTTGTCTTTTTTCTCATCTTCTATTATCCAACTCTCTACAACACTTAGTCCATTTAATTCTACCTCGTGTTCTAATGTTGAGTTATTCTGCTTACCCTTAGTCAAAAACAGCTCAGAAGCTTTTCTTACAGTTTCTTTAGAGAAGAATATATAATACTCTTCTTCTCCGTTATGTCTGTATATCTTCTTGTCTGGTATTAAAGCAGCTCCCATAAGTATGCGTTTCTCAGCATCTACTTCAGCTAACTTAATCTCCTGTGCTTTTAAAGCAATGAAGTCTTCTTCTATTGCAGGGTTTTCCACTATAGATATAGCTTCTATACCAGCAAAGTCATTTTCCTCATCAATAAATAATTCTATAATATTTTCTTCCATAACTTGATAACGTATTTAATGTATTTTGTTTTATATTAATCACCTCCTAATGAAGCTCCTGTTGATATTTGTAAGTCTAATTCTTGTTGTGATGTCATCTGACTGCTTACTACATAAGCTTGAACAGGTTCTTGGAATTGACTACCTACTGCTTGGGCTAATTGATTAGTTCCTGTAGAACCAACTAAGTTAAAGTCAAAAGTTCTATCTCCAGCTCCACTAGCTCCTGCTGAAGTAGTTGTACCTCCATCTCTTTTAGGTGTCGGTGTGTTTAGTATCTTGTTAACATTAGAAAGACCCATAGCTGTTACAAGAGCTGCTTGAGCTATATTCCAAGGACCATAAGGTTCAGCTCCTAATGCAGCTACAGCAGCTTTTCTAGTGCTCATTAAAGTTGCTGCGACAGCGGCAGCTTTACCTATAGCACTACCTTTTTCAGCTATTGAACCAATAACTTCAAATCCATATTGAACAATATCTAATTTAGCTTCTTCAGTCTTTTCAGTTAATACTAATTTATCATTATTAAATTCCTTTTCTGCATTTAGTTTTTGTTTTAATAAGTCCATGTAAGACTCCTTATCTCTAATTCTGTCTTTTATTTCTTCATCCAGCCAATATACTTTCTGGTCATATTGAGCCTGAAGTAATATACCTTCTGCATTTAAAGCGTCAACTCCAGCATCTTGAGTCATACCAAAAGTAAGAGCCCGTATTTCTCCAGCATCAACTGCTTCTTGATATTTTCTAGTAGATTCTCTAGCTATTTCTAATTGAAAATTAAATCTTTTAGATGCTTGAGTTATTGTTAATTCAGTTAAAGCATCTTGATGTTCCTTTTCTGCTTGTAATTTAGTTTCATTAAAAAGAGCTTTTGCTTCGGCTATCTTAGCCTCATCTTTAGTTGTGTTTAAGAAGTTCTCTAATCTAAGCCTTTCTTTTTCCATAAAAGAGTCATGCTTATTTTGCAAATCTTCCCTTTCATATTTCTGTTTTATTTCTAATTTCTTAAACTCATTTTCTTCTGTAGCTAATTCATCATCTCTGTTAAATTTAAGTATCTCTTTTGAGAAATCAAGCAGTCTCTGTTTGAATGATTTTACGCTTCTCGCACGTGAACCTTTAGTTTTTTCTTCTTCTTTATTTGTTTTTGCTAATAATAAAAAGTATTCTTCAGAGGTTTTATTATATTTTTTTGTCGCATCGTCTAAATTATTAGTCGTATCTTCTAAATTATTTAATATTTGTACTCTATCCCCATTCTTTGTGATAAAATCATCGGCTGTCATTTTATCTATTTTTGCTTGAGTCTCTGTTTGTTCTATTCTTAATTCAAGCCTTTTGTCAAAGACTTCATCTAGCTCCATTTTTTTTAGACCTATCTCAAGTTCTAACTCTTTTTGTTTTAAGAAATCCTTATTTATTTTAGTTAGCTTTTCTGTATCTGTTCCAGCTTCTTTTAATTTATCAGCTAAATCTTTGTCTAACCTAGAAAGTCCTTTAATAATTCCAACTCTCTCTTCTAAAGACGTATTTACATCCAATAAAGCTTCATCATAAATCTTTAGCGTTGTTATTTCGTCAGTTAGAGATGAGTTAAATTCATTACTAGCTGATTTAGCTTTCATGCTATTAATTTCAAACTTCTCTAGTAAAGCTATAACACCTTGAATCGCTAACAATATACCTAAAGGTCCTAATATTGTTGACCCCACTTGTCTTAAAGCTCCACCAAAACCAATAGCTTTTTGGGTTGTTTCATCAACCTTTCTAGTCATAAACAAGAAGTTAGACGCTAACTGAGAAACATTGTTTGCCATACCTCTAATTCCATAGTTGGAATCTGATATAGCTCTACCAAGCTCCATTACTGTTGCAGTAGCTCCACCTGTTGCCCCTGAAGCACCTCCTCCTCCTTTACCTTTACCTGCGTTTTTAGATAGCTTTACTAATTCACTATTTAATTCTTTAGTGCTAAGAGTAACATTGTCCATAGAAGCAATCGCTTGACCACCTTCTACTTTTATTACTATGGTTTTTACTGTTGATGAACCTGTTGCCATTATTTATTTCGTTTTATTGCGTTTTTTAATTCTTTCCAATTAGTAGGTGCTAAATATTTGCCTTTAGCTATATCTATATCTTCGTCTTTGACATCCCAATCAGATGTTCCTAATAAATCTATTATCTCTCTTATCATATTACACTTCGTTTATTAATTCTAATGTAGCCTTACCAGTATTTATATTCATTTGTATCTTATTTATCTTATAAGTTCTACCTGATATAATTAGTTTGTCGTTTAATTCTAACTTAGTAACTAATCTTAAAGGTAATGTAGCTTCAAACTTAGATAATCTTGACTTTTCGCTGTATATAGGCACTATATAGTTAAAGTAAAATGTCTTAAACAAGCTAACTGTATTCTCACCTTCAAAAAACTCGTCAATCTCAGAACCAAAGTTAATTGTCTGTAGGTTACTGCCTAAGGTGTTAGCAGGTTTAATATAATCTGTTACAGTCTGATGTGAGTTTGATGACACTTCTATATTTATAGGCTCTGAAGATGTGTTTTGCTTATGACAATAAAAAACCAAAGGCTTACCAAGTGCTGTATTTTGGTCTTTACTAACCATCCATCCCCATTGTATATTTGTTTGGTCAGTACTGTCTGTTTGGTTTCTCATTCTTTCATAAAGAACGTGCTCAAATCCTAGTTTAACTGTATATGTTCCTCCGTCAAACGCTAAAGGACTGCTTATGTCAGAACTTCTATTGCTTAACCTTTCATTTCCAAATTCATCATTAGTAATTTCATTACTGTTGACTATAGCAAAAGTAGATGCGTTTTGATATTCAAAATCTATCTTAGAGAATAAATTTGCTTTATCTATATTATGTTTATCTGCGTGTATATACTCACTAATCTCATAACTATTTCCTTCTGCATAAAAATTGTCTAATGTCCTTACTTTTATTATCTCTCCATCATAAAAAGCAGTTAGATTAAACATCTTAAATATAGATGTTAAGAAATCTATTACTTTCATCTTAGGCATATTGTCCACTACATCAAGACCACTAGATACAGGAATGTCTGCTCCGTTGTTGTAAGTATAAGTAATATCGGTAGTCGTGGGAGTTGCTGAGTTTTGTTGTTGTACAATAATTATTTTTAAACTATCTATAGATACAGCAGTTATTCCTCCTTGAGTTCTTATTTTAAATACAGGAGTAAATGTTTCTGTACGTGGTTGACTACCAGATACAAATAAAGAAAAACTTTTTGTTACTGGCGTATTATTTCCAGAGTGTTCGCTACTACCTATTGTTGCTCCTGATACTGAATCTAGTAATTCTAACGTGTATAATCCTCCCCCTGTAGGAGTTACCGTAACTTCATATATAAAAGAAGTCCGAACAATACCTCCTCCACCGAAATTTAATATAGAACCTATTAATGAAGTGTTTCCATTGTTTCTTGGGTCGTTTTGAGTTGCTGGAGCTAAAGTATAATCGTTTAAATAAATAGAGACAATCTTTTCTGATATTTGCGAAGCTAAATCTCCTTTTTCTCTATGAAGCCATAAGTATAGCTGATAAAATGAAGCATTAGACGTACTAAAGAAGTCATTTGTTCCGTTTTTAGAGAATGTAATGCCATATTTATCTTCTATACCTAAAATTATATGATAAAGTCTTATTGCAGGTTTTAAGTCTATCATTTTAAGTCCTTTCGTATTCCCTGTCGCATTAGCTTGTAAGTTTCTTGACTCTATTCCGTTAGTTACAGGAACATTACCAGAGTTTGTAGTATCCCAAAAGTAATAAGATTTTGAGCTCATAAAAGGATAGCATAAATCACCAGCTGTTGTTCCTGTATTAATAGCTAAAGAATTTCCATCTAAATTATATCCACTAACAAATCCTGTTTGTGCGTTAGACTGACTATATACTTGATTAAATTTAGATAAATAAGAAGTGTTATCTACAGCTAAGTTATCTAACTCATCATCACCAAAAAGTAAGTTAAGGTTTACTGTTTTACCATAAAACACTATTTTATAAGCAAAAGGAACTCCGTTTTTCATGCTTACGCTATTTAAACTAATGAATCCTTTTTTATAATCCTCTCCATTTATCTTTATTAATGCTTCTCTCTTTACTCTAGCATCATAACCACCTATAATATCAAAATTATAGTAGTGTTTAAATATTAGGTTATTAGGAGAACTAGCAGGTACGCTAAATTGCTGTGTAAAGTCAGTAAATACCTTCGCTATGTCTCTAATATCCTGTATTGAGTTAGTTATATTAACAGATTCTTCTGAAAAGATATCTAATCGCTTATAAGTTACAGTTTCGCCAAATCCTGCTGTATTTATGTATATTTCTACTTCTCTACGCATATTATCTTACGTTGTTTATCTTATCAAATGCAAATTCTAGTTCTATTGTGTAATTTATTAGCTTATCATCTAATTTAGTCTTAAAAGCAAGGCTAGATGAGGTTAATCTAACAGGTAAAGTCTTTTCATTGTATTTTATCCATATTTTGTCACTTAAGGACATCTGCCTAAATACCTCATTGTAAGATTCTGGATAGAATCCTGTATTTAAGCTTAATTTTTCTTTAGCAT